GGGCGATGGTTGAGCACGCTGCACATGCAGATGCACGTATCATTTTCATGTCTGGACGCACTGATGGGTGTTATGATGCAACGTATCAGTGGTTAAAGGACAAGTTGTTCTTCCTGATGGAAGGGTATGAGGTGTCGTGGTCTTTGCACATGCGTCGCAGCGTGGAGGATCGTGGGCGTCCCGACGACATCGTGAAGTACGAAATGTTCCGGCGAGAGGTTGCGGATCGATACAACGTCCTGTACTGTATTGATGACAGGAACAAAGTAGTGAAGATGTGGCGAGACATTGGATTGACAGTTGCACAGGTCGCAGAGGGCGACTTCTAGGAAGGGAGAATATGATGAGTGAGGTTCGCAAGTTCCGTTGGGCATCCGATCAGCACAACAACCACGGGTACGGTACGGGTGATGGGTTCGACTACGACACGCGCACTGAGAAGGTGCACCCTGTGAAGAAGGGTGAGCGCTTCGGTCAGGATCAGTACGGCCTGCTTCTGCTGCTCGGCCTTCTCCCTGACCTGAACACGTTGGAGCGTTGGGTTGCCAACCCGGATGATGACTTCGTTGAGGTGACGGAGTAAGATGAAGGCGCTGCTGATCTTCCTGATCATCTTCATCGCAGCGTTTATTGTTGCAGGGTTGCTTGCCGGGTTTGTGTATGGTATTCTCAAGCGCGGCAAGCTTCTCAAGAAGCAGGAAGCACAACTGAAAGAGATCAAGGAAGCCGCTGATCTGTGGGACGATATTGACAGCCCACTGGCAGCCAAGGTGAAGGAGGTTCTTAAGTGAAGAATTCTGTGAAGGCTGTTGTGGCTGCGGGGGTTGGGGCGCTCGTGCTGACGGGGTGTAGCATTGCCAACCCCGACCCGACACACAAGGCGCTGCACTACACCAACGGCCCGTTCAGTTCGCGCAACTTTGAGTATTGCGTGGACGCAGGCACGAAGAACACTGGTGGTGCTGCGGATGATGACATTTACTATCCTAGCGCGCAGCGTACCTTCACCTTCTCGCGTGCTGAGGGTGCCGACAGTGCGCCTCTGGACGTGAACACTGCTGGTGGGCAGGTTCAGTTGGTCCAGGAAGGACAGATCGTCTTCTCTCTGAACACGGATTGCACTCCGTACAAGGACAAGAACGGGAAGGACTGGCCTGGTGGGAGGTTCCAGAAGTTCCACGAAACCATTGGGCAGAAGACGAACGCCTTCACCCTTGACGAGAACGTGGATGCCGGTGAGGGATGGAAGAAGTTCCTGAACGAGTACATCGGTGCCGTGATCAACAAGGCCGTCGACAACGAAGGCCAGAAGGATCAGTGGACTGATCTGTATGGTAAGGCTGACACACGCGGCGCGTGGGAGAAGCGTGTCAAGGAGAGTATCCCTGCGCTCGTTGCCGCTCAGCTTGGGGACGATCTTGTGATCGTGCATAACGTGCAGCTTCAGACTCCTCAGGTTCCGGACAACATCAAGGCCGAGATGCTGAATCAGCAGGCTGCGGTGCTGCGTAACACGACTGCTGAGTTGGACAAGAAGAACGCTCAGCAGTTCTCGTCGTTCCAAGAGTACCTGAACTATCAACAGGCGCTTGCTGTGAACGAAGCCATCAAGAACGGGAAGGCGAACATCAACATCTCCACGCCTGGACAGAGCATTATCGTTGGTGCTAAGTAATACTTGACACCTATGGGGTGTTCGGTGTACGGTCAATACCGATCACCGAACACCCCATCTTTATGGAAGGACACACAATGGCTAACGTGATGCTGAAGTATTCTTCGTGGAAGAACATATCGTTTCACGGTACACTTGACACGGGCATCGATCGTGAAGAGTGGGATGAGATGTCCAGCGAAGAGAAGGAAGATGTCTTCAACGAAAACCTGAATCGTCTTGTCGATATTTATGAGGCTGAAGATGAGTGACTTGATTTATCTTGACCTACCTGTCGACAAGGACTACCTTGTTGGGGCGCTCAGTCGACTGGATAGGGAAACTCTGATAGAGTTGATTGTGAGTGTCGACTTGATGTATGGTGACACTGACTTCACAGAGGAATTGATTCGGAAGATGCAAGAGACATTGGAGGATGAGAATGCTTGAGTTTGAGGCTTGGCCGAAGATCCCTCGTTTGGGGAACGAAACGGTGCAGGTGACGGAGAAGATCGATGGCACGAACGCGTGTGTTGTCATCCTTCCCTATAGTCACGAACATGTGCCGATGATCGATGACGGTTATGCAAAGCAACTGCATGGTCTGAACTTGGGCGGCTATGCTACGTTCGCTGTACAAAGTCGCAAGCGGTTCATCAAGCCGGGCAAGGACACCGACAACGCAGGGTTTGCAGCATGGGCTTTCGAGAATTCTACGACGTTGAGTGATGTGCTTGGATACGGTAAGCACTACGGAGAGTGGTATGGTGCAGGGATTCAGCATGGGTATGGCCTGAAGGAGAAGCGCTTCGCTCTTTTCAACGCGTCACGTTGGGCTGACCTTGCTGACGTCCCCGTAGAGGAACGCGCGATCCCTAACCTTGAAGTTGCGCCTGTGCTGTACGATGGTCCCGCTGTAGAGAACTTGGACGGTCCTAGCGGTGATTTCAGGTTCATGAGTGGGGAGCCCGTAAAGAGCAGCATCGAATACCTGCGTCGTGAAGGCTCTCTGGCCGTTCCGGGATACATGTCACCCGAAGGAGTGATTGCCTACTACCGCTTGGCACGCGTATCATACAAGGCGTTCCTTCACAACAACACCACCCCGAAGGGAGTACAGTGAAAGTTGTCATGTTGAGCGATCGCGAGTACGTGAATTATGCTGAGTGTTTGACACGCGCAGGAAAGCTTTTGGATTCAGCGGATAAGAATGTTACGGACCGTAACATTTCGGCTGAAGCCACGTCACGCCAAGTAGATTACAAGATCAAACTTGCATATGCGTGGATGGACCTTGCACAGAAGTTGAAGTAGGGGTACCCTCAGGGTGAGAAAAAGTTTTACGAAGTTTCCCGAAAAATTTTCGACAGGGTTTGAAAGGGGCGCTTGATATGCAGATGCGACGGCCTGAGATGCGTGGACACATGAAACACACGACACACAGGATGGGAAGTGCTGCGGGAACGAAGAACTCACGTAAGGCTCTCAAGGCAGCGAAGCACGTCGACAAGGTTCGTATGGAAGATGTGGAGCGCTTCGAACTCCTCCTGTCCGTCGCTCTGTATATCGGCGCTTTCCTTTTGGCAGGGTTCCTTGTCGTTTTGATTGTCACGATTGGGACGCTATGATGAACGAACCGCGCGATGTGCACGCAGATTGGTGTAATGTGTGGAAGAACAACAAGCGGTGTAACTGCAAACGGAAGGGGAAGTGATATGTACGGAATGGAAGAGTATGCGACTTTGGCCAAAGAGATGCAGAAGATGCAGTGGGAGATGTCTCAGTTGGTGCATTTCCTTGGCCTGGTGTTGAGTGTCACTGGCCCGATTACGGTGGAGAGGCGTCAGGCCGAACTGTTCAAGGTCAGTGGGTTGGAGCCTGATTTCGACGTTGCTGAGGATGAATCGCAGGTCACGTTCAGGCTCGTTGCTAGCGACGGGCAGTGATGTAGGGTGCTAAGGTGGGCGTTTAAGACGCTTGATGACTTAGCACGTTGGTGGTATTATAGTCGCAGGCAAGCGGAGAAGGTGAGGTGGATGAATGAAGCGCAAAAAGCTTCGCGTAGAGCAAACGCAGCAATTGCGAAGGTCGAACGCGTCAGGGCGCCATTTGGACCGTCGAACGCGACGCCTGCGGACCCGTCAGTCTCGGAACCGTCAAGCGGAGAGGGATAGTAAGGATGGTTGAGCGACACAGATGTGAATGGGGATTGTGGAAGATGACGGGCAAATGTCGTAAATGCGGCTTTGCCACGCACAGCATCTTCATCTGTGTCGCCATTCCGGGATGTACGAAGAAAAACAAAGTGAAGCATATATGCTTGGGAAAGGGGGCGAAGAAATGATGGCCGTTCGAGGCCCGTTCGACACCGATCACCAGCACAACATGCGCCTGCGAAGCAAATCCAAGATGTGTCGGTTTTGCGGCGTCATGAAGAAAGAATTGTACGAATGTACCGTGAAGACGTGCATTTTCACCGAGACGAAGAGGGTGAGGTGTCGTTGTCGATGAAGAAGCACGAACACATCATGTCCACTCAGTACTTGGACAAAAAGTGCAGGAAGTGTGGTACGTGGAAGTTGCAAGGATTTAAGTGCAGCATTCCAGGGTGCAAAGAGAAAAAGGTTGATGTTTTCATGTGCAGTTGCACATATCGAGGATTGATCAAGAGGATTAAGTGAGGTAGTGTGATGCAGGCAACATGCGGAGGGTGTGATACAGAATGGGCAGGCGAGACGAAACGTGCTCATTGCGCATGTTGCCATCACACCTTCTCTACCGCTGCATCATTCGATGCACACCGTTGGGCACGTGGTAGGGGCATGGGGTGTTATCAGCCTCAGGACGTGGGGTTGACACTTCATGATGGTACGTGGTACTTTGATACATCGACGGAAGGGGAAGAATGACAGAGAAGCGTAAACAGAACTACGGAAAAAGTGAAGTTCGCTGTACCGCAAAGGGTCATCTCTTGCCTGAAGGGCACCGACCATCGAAGGAGTGCCCGGAGTGCATCAAGGAAAGGAAGGAACCCAAGAAATGAATGCTGTAGGTAAGGTTCTTGTCATCGTCATTGCGTTTTTCGTGTTGATGCTGATCAGTAGCGCGATTGCAGGCGTCTTCGCTCTATTTGGCGCCTCCCCCGCTCTTGTCGGGGGCGTGTGGTTGGGTGGAGTGATTACGAACACTGTGGGGCTGCTGGCACAGTCTAAGCGCACATGGGACACGATGTGACAGAGGAAGAGGCGATTGATTACGTCAACGAAGTTGGAATGGCGTTTGACAATGACTTCAACGATGGTGACGGACCTGTCGCGTATGGTGGGGTGAACATTCAGTGGGAAAATGGGCACACGTACCTTGTCACTGAAGGCACTTTGAAGGATGAGACAAAGTTCAAGTGGCGTTGGGCTTTGATCCCTGTGGAGCACAAAGAAGATGGAGTGGATAAGTGAAGGTTGAATTGGTGGCGTTTACGCAGATTACGCCTAACCTGACGAATTACATGCTCCCGGATGAGAGCGCAGGCGCTGCGGATACGTTGGCTGAGTTTGCGGGGAGGGCGTGTTATCAGTCGTTCAATAAGCCCAACCCCAAGACACGTAGTAACGAAGATTACTTGGCGAACATCTTGCGTCAGGCACACGAAAGCGTCCTTGAACACGCATCGATGTCTGTGTATGTTCAGGGCGTCTCGCGCAACATGCTTCTTGAGCTTGAGCGTCACCGCCACATCTCGTTCTCTGTCGTCTCCACGCGCTTCGTAGATGCCACTAAGGCCACTGTCATCGTCCCACCTGCTCTACGACCATATTACGAGAAGAACGAACTCCCCCTTGACAGTGATGTCATGGAGAAGTATCTTCAGACTGTGGATATTTTGGTGGAGAAGGGTGCAACACGGAAGCAGGCACGCGAAGCTGCACGTTGGCTACTGCCGGGTAACCTTGAGACGAAGTTGGTTGTTACAGGGAATTACAGGGCGTGGCGTGACGTAATCAAGAAGCGTTACAGCGTTCATGCTGATGCTGAGATTCGCGAATTCGCGGGTCGTGTGCTACAGTTGGCTCGACAGTGTGCCCCTAACACCATGCAGGACATCGGTACTGACCCCACGGACTAGGAGGGAACATGCCCTACACCCACATCCCGCGCGTAGGCAGGCACGGTATGCTTATCGAGCTGAAGGATGATCGTGCATATTGCTTGATTCTGCGTGAGCGCATCGCGAACGACAAAAAGCGTTCAAATTCGTTGAATGAGAATGCACTATCACGCATTCCTGACGAGAACGACATGTGTCTTTGTGGAACACATGGTGCGGGCGGGGTGTGGTCAACCATCATGTCCACGTTGCATGACGATTGGAAGGAACGTGAAGATGGTTTCTTCGGACGTGCTACGGGGCGCTCAGACTTCTATGACGATGAAGTCGAGGAGATGAGTGAAGTGGTGGAGTATGAGCGTGAGCGTGCGCAGTTGTACATGACTAAGGATGTGTCGTTGGCTGAAGGCGGTACATATCGGTTTATGGATATGTAGCTTGTCATTGACACATCCCTTAGGAGGTGATACGATGGCAGGTAAGAAGGGACGCACGGGGAAGAAGAGGACCAGCACAGCCCCGAAGCGTGGTGGTAAGAAGGACCGTAGGTTTAAGAGGAACAAGCGGAAGTAACCTTGAGAAGGGAGCCAAAGTGAGGTTTCAGATTGGTCATGGCGGACATATTCCACGTGGATGTGTCGAAGTGTTCATCGATAACCCTGCGGAGCACATCTTCGTGCGCGAGGTTCGTACTCCGTGGCAAGAATTCGAAGTTGTAGAGAAGTTTGATGACCCGACGCCTTTGGCCTCCTTCTACAAGCTGAGTGAGGCGTTGGCTGAGGCAGCGTTCTACATTCGTCACTAGACTTACCCTGAGGATTCTCCCACCTCACAACAAAGGGTAAGAAGCCCCCACACCTAAGCAACGGCGCGTCGGGTGTGGGGGCTTTCACATGCCCAATTTAGTGTAGAGGTATGGAAGAGATGCTGAGCGTATTCGTGCCAGGGACGCCCGTCCCCCAAGGCTCGCTAGCGCAAGGACGCAATGGGCAGTTGTATTGGAGCAATACAGCGCGTCTGCGTCCGTGGAGGAAGGCAATGACGGGCATTGTGCAGGCGTTCATGCCGCGCGACTTGGGTGATGGGTATGATGATGGGGTACGCGTTCGTCTACGCTTCTACCATGCACGCCCGGCAAGTGTCAAGCGTAAGCACAAGATCACTCCGGGCGATCTTGACAAACTTACACGTGCTGTGCTAGACTCGCTAACAGACAGTAAGATTGTCACAGATGACAGCAGGGTTGTAGAAATCGATTGCGGGAAGTACTACGTGAACGATGACAACCCTGAGGAAGGCGTCGAAATCACCGTGTGGAAGCTCTGACAAAGGAGTGTGACAGCATATGAGTGCAGCATCTATGCAGAAGACGTGTGCGGCCTGTGGAAGCCCCTTGAGCGAGGATACGCTGAGGGGGATGAAATTGGAAACGTTGATTGACGATGTTGTGCGCTATGTGGCTGTGCACTTTGGTTGCAGCATTTACACACATAAGCACGAAAGCGAGGCACGAAATGAATGATGTTGTGGAGATGGTTGAGCGCACAGCGCAATCCTATGCAAAGGTCCTACGCGAGAAGTGGGACGATATGCCCCCGAAGCGTCAGGACATGTTTCGTCAGCTCGCATTTTTCATTTACGAGATGCACATCAAGAACAAGCTGAATGGCATGCACGAAGTGTTGCAGGTCATTCAGGAGGTACAGCAGGCGCCAAGCACCCCGAAGCGTTGGTTGCCGGGGGTGCAGGAGGCAGCGAACGCCGTAGGGTTGTTCATTGCCGATGAGGTAGAGTTGCATGAAATCGCCGTAGAGGTGCCTGAGACGGTCCCTGACGACCTAACAGCCGACGACCCATACTCACACCTCACTGCGGAGGATACAGACCCCTACGGCGGCTGTGTGCCTTCAAAGGACCGTTGTGGAGCGCTGCACGATGAGAATTGGACATGCACACGTCCCAATCATCCCGCGCACTGGCAGCACTGGGATAGCGATCCCGAAGAGTTTTACAAGGAAACAGGCACAGACATTCTTGTCACGTGGAATGGGAGTGGCGAGATTCGCACCATTCATCGTGCCGTCCTGGAATATGAAGATGGATCGATGGAGTGAGACGTTGACAAATCCCCTCATGTGAGATAGCATGAGGGGATTTGCTATTTGTAGTCACATGTGATACAATCCTATCATGGACGAAATCACAGGTGTACAGTTGATTGAGCAGAAGTGGGACGAGCTTCGCGCATACATCGTGCGCCTAGCGAATTCGTGGAGGAGTGACGATAGCAGGATTGATGATATTGTGCAGAGCACGATGGAGCGTTTGTTGCGTGAGAACATGCGCAATGAATTCGACACCCCGAAGCGCTTGTGGGGCAGGGCGACAAACATTGTGCGTGAAGAAATCGCGCAAACCTTTGCTGATCGTCTCCCCGTCTCAGGCGTGAAGTTTCAGGCACACTGGACTGCTACTAAGGCTCTACAGCGTGCTAACGGCGATCCTAAGGCCGCCTATTACGCGCAGGAGGGCACATCCCGTGTAGGACGTGAACTCATCTTCGCTGTAGCCGGGGGACCTTCCCTCTACTCACCAGAGTACCTATCGCAGGCTGACGTGTCAACATCTGATTCCCAAAGCTCTCTAACGACACACGACGAAGACAACATCCGTGTTGCCATCAGTGAGTTGGATGAGTTGGAGCAGCAGGTTGTTAGGATGCGCATGTGGTTGCGCCTAACGAACGCTCAGGTTGCTCAGGAGCTTGGGATTAGTACGGAGCGCGTCAGGAAGACGTGGAGTCGCTGTGTGCGTAAGCTGAAGCCTCTTCTAGAGAAGTCTCTGAGCGATCGTTTCACGGCCTGACATGTAGTATGTGCATGGAAGTCACGGCGTGTGCAAATCCCTCTCAGAACGCAACGCCTCACTTCTCCCGCGCTCCCCCGTTGAGTTGTACTCGCGTTGGGTATGCAGCGCAAAAGCCCCACATCACAGGTCCCCTTCCGCCTGTGATGTGGGGCTTTTTGTTGTCTACGAACGCTGAATGGGTTTGATGATGCGATATGTCTGCGTTCGCTCATTCCTCTTTATCGCTGTTTGAAGCCTCTTATCGCGCTTGTCAGGGTCTACATACCACGTGACCTTAGTTCGTTTACTGTCCGTGAAGTAAAAACGAATACCATACCTCGATTTAACCATCCACAGGCACCTTACCTTTCCCATGGCATTTGAAGCACGTGATGAATTTGCGTTTCTTCGGATCACCCGACCCGTGCTCAACAGCAATCTTGCCGGGCTTGTCATACTTAGAAACGCACGTAGGGCATCTCTTCATCGCTTTCTTCGGCATGTCACTGTGTCCTTTCAAGGTAGATGGTCTTTTGACGCATGTCAACCGTGACGCAACCCACATCACCATCACAGTCACAGCCCTGCGTCCATACCACAAACTCCCCACTCTGTGCAACCTGCTTCTTCGTGTCTTTCAACGCGCGAAGAAGGTCATTCAGAGTCATCCTCCTGTCACTCACCGTTAACCTCCCCTCTCAACTCAGCGTACGCGTAAGCGTCGAGAACACGCACAATGTTTCGCTCTGCTTCTCTCACACTGTACCACGGCATCTCTTCACTAACAACCCATCCGAAATACGGGACACCTACCGTGAGGCACACAACCAACGGCACGAACCACATAGCATTCATAGTGACCCCTAAAAAGCCGAGACAGAAGATCAACACCATCCCAAGTATCGTCACCCACGTCCAGAGCGTTCGGGCTCTCTGCGTGTCCTCAAGGCGCCATCTAGCGTTCCTCACCCTCACCTGCCACTCATTGTGTGTCATCGTTCCCCCTCAACCTCTGCATCACGCTCGTACGTCTCGCGCACCCTACCCACCAACACACGGTGCTCAACGTTCCCGTCGTCCCCATACTCCGTGATGACCGTGATAACCTTGGTGAGCACGTCACGACACTGCCAATGATCCCCCACGCGTGGCACATGGGCGTAGCCCTCTGACACCGTGACGGTAGCTACCTCCGAGTAACTTGCGTAGTCCATGAAGCGAATTGTGGTACGCACGTCCCAAACCTCCTCAAACCTCTATGACACTTCCGTGAAAAACATGACACGTACATTGCAGCACTATTGCACGTAACGTTTTCATAACTTCAACCCTCTACCTGCGCATATATACCCTTTCAAGATCAATATGACAGGTATGACAGTTAAATGAAGCATTCTCCCTTATAGAAAACCCTATATTTTTCCTAGAGAGAAAATATAAAAATGACGCTTAAAGTGCCATGTGTCATCATAGCACTTTAAGCGTCCATACGATCACACGTCGTAAGCAACCAAGACGCCATGGTTGTCGTACCCAACTTGGGCCGAGTCGATGTCGAAAACCCATGCGGGGACGTCGGGGTTGTCCCAATACGGGCGCTCCCCGAAAGCGTTGGGGGCATCCGCAGGCTTGCGCAGATCGTTGATCGTCTTCACGCGGCGCATCTTGAGCGTCCCGTCATTCAAAAGATAACACTCGGCGACAGGGATGTCAACCTTTTCACCCCTGGCACGCTGCGCGTACAGTTCGGCTTCACGGCGATTCTGCCGTTCCCCACGCGTCCATGTGGGTACCTTCCACACCCACTCATCCCCCACGTACGCTTGACGTGTCCCACCCTCATACACAGGCAATGTGGTGTAGACGGAGGGGTGATCCTGAAGCGCCTTCTGGCGTTTGCGTGCACGTGTCGCTTTCATGTTTCAAGTCTCCTTTACTTGATCTTACTGAAGAGTAAATAAAGCATGATCACAGTGAGCGCCAAGAGCGCCCACACCAATTCCCACAACGCATTATCCATCGTGAGCATATCAAACCTCCCATCCCTAGAGAAGAGGGTGTGTCACACATCACGTGACACACCCTCAACCCTCTTTACGCACTCAGTCGGTCGCGCTTGACCTTCGTTTCCCCGTCCACGATGATGTTGGCGAAGAGGTAGGTGTGGTTGCGCGACAGGGCGAAGGCCGCAGCGTCAAAGCTCTTGTACTCGGTCACCTCACCATCCACCACGGCGAACACACCATCACCAAGGCTCTTGGCGATCTCAGCGTCAGCGTCCTTCACCATCTGACGCGTGGCCGCCTCAAGCTCTTCCAGAGACGGAAGCGAAACCTCTTCCACGATGGGTGCAGGGGTCACAACGACGAGCTTGGAGGTTTCGACGCTGCGCGAAGACTTCTCACCGATCACGAAAGCTTTACCATCTTCGACGCTATCGACACGGTACTCAACCTTGCCCTTGCCGATGCGGACGATGTCGTTGACGTTGATGTTCGACATGTTCAAGTCTCCTTTGATTCGATCAAACCTTTGTGTTTGATTCGCGTCAAGCCTCTATGTCTCCATCGTACATAGGACTCGTAACGTGTTCAAGCCTCTGTGACATTGAACACGAAACCAACCCTACACACTCAACCCTCTAGATTCAAGCCTTTAGGACTCAAACCTCTGTGCATTCACATACCCCTCCGGGGGCCGCGAGTCCAGGGTGAAGAGGACGTTCTGAATCCCGTTCACGTCGGTGACCTTCCACGCGATCATCTCAAGCGTGGCGGGGATGACACGAGACACGTGCTCCCTGTTCCCACCGTTGGCCCGTCGATGCGACGTCTTGTTGCTCATACCTAACACATCCTTCATGTGTCAAGGATTCAAGCCCGTGTGGCTAGAACCTCAACCCCAACCCCGGAGCACGCACGCTGCGCGCCCCAAGGGCCGAGATTCAAACTCTAGCTTTCCTCCACGCGTTGCCAGCACTTCGGGAGATACCCACCCTTATCCAACCATTCGATCAGATGTTCCGTGGCGCTCGCTACCTCCTGTAGCGCTCCTTCGCTGCCCTGGTCGTACCACAGTACCAGGTTCTCCCTGATGTCCGCAAGGGTGACTTCCGGGTCCATCTCGTGTCCCTCTTTCTGTCTGGCGTCTTGCTGATATGGAGAACACTACGCGTCCCATGTCGAGGGTGTCAAGCCCTTTCCCCAAACTTTTTCCTGTGCCCTGACACGCTCTGAGAGGCACGCAACCCCTTCTCCGGTGTCCTTACCCTCACCACACCCTCTCAAGCCCTTAGAGGGCATCTCAGGGCCTCTTACGGGCATCCTCGCACATCCTCGAATCAAGGAAGCGCACAGCACGCATGAAAACGGCCCGCACCACCGACTCAATGTCAAGTGATACGGGCCGTAGCCTGTGCGTATGTAGTTAGTGACTCATGGTGACATGCTGTTGCCCTGTCAAGATCACCATGGGCAGGTGTTCAGGGCGCATGGGTTTGCAGACGACACGCTCACAGAGGGTGCACGTCGCGCCCCACTTCCCAGAGGGTTTCAAGCGCAAGGCGACGGAGGGACGCTCCACAGGCGCAAGGTGTCCGGTGTCAGAGAAGTGCATGAGCGCCACGTTCTGTGACACGACAAGTTCCGTGTTCCGATCCTCATTGCGCCAATCGAACGAAGGTACGTCCGTGCCCCAAGTGAGGACCCTGTCAGCACCTTGGTTGATCATGCGCACGAAGATGGCATCGTTTGGAACGACGCGTGCGTAATCCACTTCAATCACGCGCTTGTTCTCGTCAACAGCCAAGTACGTGTAAACCGTGGTCATGTTCTGTGCTCCCTTTTGTCGCTTGCCCTGCTACCGTACCACCCCCGATGGGACGGTAGCAAGACGAGTGACACAGGTCACTTATTGGCGTTGGCGATAACGGCCCAACGTGCCATATTGGCCGCTGCGCGAATGCGCTCGTATGCCTGCGTCTTGGTGTACGCACCACCCATGTCGATGCCAGGAAACACGCGCTCGTACCCATCCGCGTTGTCACGAATGGTCAAGCCCCATGCCACCCCATTCGTTCCACTCCCACCCCTCAATATCACGTCTTCCGTGTCCCTCATCCATCCCATGGCGCGGAACGAGACGGCCAGACCCTCGACCTGCGTTTCGATGTGCCTACGCGTGGTATTCGACATATCAAGCATCCTTGTCGTTGTCGGTGATAACGTTGATGTTGTTAATGTACCGAATGCGTCCGGCCCGTGTCAAGGTGAAGAGGGAAACTTTTCCCGTGGAGTTGGGGACGTCCCAAGCACACGCAGCATCGCTAGAGGTGATGACACGTCCTGCGTTCTCCAAACGCACAGCGTAACGCGGGTTTGCCCACTGCGTATTGTTGAGCGTTTCGTACGTATCCAGGTAATCCATGATCACACGGTCACCCTTGCGTGTGATCATCTTCTGTGCCATGCCCACAAGAGCGTCCTGTGCCGCTTCACGCGCATCGGTTTCGTCAAGGCCATACCCTGACTCCATCACCGGCAGGTATTCGTTGCAGTAGCGAATGGCCCACCACCAACGCGGGAGCGCCCCGTGTCCAGCCATCCACGCACGACGCACGATCACGTCGTACTCCTTGCCATTGGGGAGCTGTACGCGGTAGTTGTACATCTTGACCTCATTCCCTCGGTTGTACCTCAAGCCTAGCATGCGAGCGTGGTGTGTCAAGCCTTCTTGCTGTGACGCGCGCCACGCTTGCGCCCCACCTTGTAGATGATCACGAACGGAGATGCGCACAACGCCACGACGAACGCGGTACCGATGGCGTGTCCCGCGCTGTAGGGGCTCATGAACGCCCAAACCAACAGTGCCAGGGTGAGACCCTGAAGGACACGCTTGCGCACCGTACGGAGCATCTTGGGGCTTGTTTTGAGCACAGCAGCCCCGAACGTGGCCTTGAACGTGAGCGCCCACAACCCACTCAACGAAGTGATCTTGTCCATGTCGCTCATGCCTTGCTCCCTCATCCATCGTTGTACCTCAAGCCTACAGCTCGATTAGGTGCGTGTCACTACTCCAAACGAGTGACACGCACCACGTCCAACCCTAGGCGTGCGGGTGGCACATGTACGTGGGGTTGCCGCACTCGCACGAGTAGAACACGTGATCGAGGGGCAGGAGGTCACAGACGAACATCTCATCGAACCACGTGGTTTCGTTGAAGTCGTCGAACAGCACGCTTGCGAGTGCGTCACGTACCCCGTTCACGCACGCAGTCCATCCCACACCGATCACCTTGCCCGTGCTGATCGTGCCATCGGCGTTGACGTACTGAACGCGCATGCCCTTGGTGACCTTCATCGCTTGCTCCCTTGTTCGTTGTACCTCAAGCCTAGTCGCTCTAGACGTGGCACGCAACCCCCATTCGAGTGATGCGTGTCACGTCTGCAACGACTACTCCACGTGGTCAAGATTCAGGTAGACACGCTGCGTGAGCGGGAGAAGCGTCACCAACTCCGTACCAAACTCCGTACGCAGAGTCATCAACGCGTCGTGTTCATCACATTCGTAGCTCATGATCACATAGACCGCGCTAGCGTACACGCCCTTGCCCCCGAACACAGACTCAAGCTGGATACGGTCACCCAAACCAACGTACTGAGACTGCCACTCCCATGCCCGCGCCTTGTGGTCGGTGTTGGTGTCGATCCGCATGTCTTGCTCCTTGTCTCGGTGTTCTGTGCTTGTGTCTCAAGACTAGTGCAGTGGAGCGGTGCCGGTCAACCCCGTGTGACCGGCACCACCCGAATGGACTAGGCTCCGAACAGCTCAAGGACGATGCTGTACAGGACGTCATCCTGCATAATCACGCGGATCATGGTCAGCATCTCGGTGACACTCTTGCCCTGGTCCTGCGTGCGCTGCAAGGTGTCAAGCGAAGCGTTGATCTTCTCAACGTCAAGTGCTGTGAGCTTGCGCATCCGATCCTCCGTGTGTTGTGTTCCCTTGCTGACATGGACAACACTACGGGGTGAGGGAGCGCGTGTCAACCCCCTCCAACACGCAATCCGTGTGACCCGCGACACAGATCAACTCATAGCGCCACGTCCCGCACTGCTCGTTCCCGTTGATGCGGCAGTCCCACGCGTCGCTGTCTTCAAGCACGTCAAGCGAGCGCTGAGCCTGCCACTGAGACACGCTCATGGGTGTGTAGGTGCGGTCACTCGGCTCAAGGGTTTTGACCCCCCACGTGGCGAATGAGAGGCACAAAAGCGCCCCCAAGGAAACAGCGCCAAGCTTGCGAACGTTATAACGCATTATAATGCACCTTCCCATTATAACACCCTCTCCCTGTGAGGGGTGCTCTGTGCCCTTCCCCCACTGTCTGGGTGGGGTGCTGTACATGCACACCGTACCACGTGGGGGTGTGGGTGCACAACACCCTGTGTGCAGTGTGCTGTGTGTACGTGTGCACACTACCTACTACACACGCACGTATAGCACACTGCACAGCAGGAGTACAGCACAGGCAGATTGCAGATATGGGGAGAGGGTGTGGCACAGGACACAGTAACGAGTGGGTCACAACGCTTGACACGCGGCACCCCAGGGGGGTATACGCGCACGCCCCCGCGCGTGATCGCCCCGTATAGCGGAATCGACACTTTGTACGGGATACAACGTCTTTTAGTGAACTATTGCCGTATGGCGTACGAGATTTCGCCCCGGATGTAGCATCAACACGTGAAGTCTGGCACTTCAACCTAAGGAGAGAATCATGCCGGGTCCGGTACCCAAGCGCTCAGAAGATCGCATTCGCCGCAATGAAGTCGATGTTCCAGTTGAGAAGATCGAAGCGACGGGTGCAGTGGAGATTCCAGAGTTGAATCTTCCATTTGGCGCCTCTCAGATGGTCGTAGATTTCTACGAATCTCTGAAGCGCTCCGCATATTCCAAGTACTACGAACCTAGCGACTGGGAATATGCTCGCTTGACATGTTTCATCATGGAAACCATTGTCAAGACCCCTAAGCCAAGCGCCGAAATGTACAAGGCGCTACAGACAGCTATGAGTAACATGCTAGTTACTGAGGGTGATCGCCGACGTCTTCGCATCGAAATCGTGCGTGAGCAGGAAAAGGCTCAGAAGGACGATATGGGCGAGGTTGTTGACATGTTCATGAAGAGGATGCAGGACGCCGAGAAGGCTCGTGCAAACTGATCATGGCATGGGACACGTCTAACCGACGATCACGCCTTCCTCACGACTGGTTTTCGCGCATCAGGCCAGACATTCTGAAGCGCGACCCGTCGTGCAAGCTACGATATCGCAGGTGCACGGGTGTGTCAACCCAGGTGGATCACATTCGTCGCGGCGATGATCATTCATATGCCAATCTTCAGGGCGTGTGTGCGGCATGTCACGCAACGAAAAGCGCCCGTGAAGGTAGGCAAGCACAGTTGACCAGGCGTCAACGACGTATTCGCCCCCCGGAGAGGCATCCAAGTGACACAGGAACGACTACGCATCTCACCTCTGAGCGCGGCCGTATCGCAGACGACCCTACCACAGGGACTACCTGAGCTTACGCTTGGGTGGTACATCTTGGCGTGGTCGTTCAAGTACCTATCACAGCCTGACGGCCCTGACGCAGGTGAGAATTTCATGTTTACGGATGAGCAGATTCGTCTCATCCTCTGGTGGTATGCCGTAGATTCGAATGGCCGCTTTCGATTCAACAGTGGTGTCATTCGTCGTATGAAGGGTTGGGGGAAGGACCCCTTCGCCGCCGCCCTGTGTCTCATCGAGCTATGCGCCCCTACAGCATTCTCACATTTCGATGAAAAGGGGAACCCTGTAGGTAAGCCTCAGCCAGCGCCATGGGTGCAGGTTGCGGCTGTTTCGCGCGACCAGACACGTAACACATTCACATTGTTCCCTACAATGTGCTCCCGTCTACTTATCGAGGAATATGGTCTCGATATCAACAAGGAGATCATTCACAAGAAGGGGGGAGGGCGCATTGAAGCCGTTACGTCTTCTCCCAAGTCCCTTGAGGGCGGGCGTTCACACTTCGTAGTGATGAACGAAACCCAGTTCTGGTTGGAGAACAACAACGGGCACGAGATGAAGGGTGCCATTCAGGGTAACGTTGCCAAGGGACGCGGTGGTTCATTCCGTCGCCTCTCGATTTGCAACGCACATCGTCCTGGCGAAGAGAGCGTTGCGGAAGAGGATTACGAGGCGTTCGAGAAGATTATGAGTGGTGGCTCACCATTCGGCAAATTCTTCTATGACGCGCTTGAAGCACCACCCGACACGGACATTCACGATGTGGAGTCATTGCGTCACGGAGTGTCAGTGGCCCGTGGGGATAGTACGTGGCTTGACGTCGATCGTCTGGTTGAGGAGATTCATGACCCGCGTACTGTCGTAAGTGAGGCGCGACGTAAGTACCTCAATCAGATCGTCGCCGCCGAGGATTCATGGTTGACACCGTGGGAGTGGGATGCGAACAAGCAGGAGTTGTTGAAGCTCCGCGCAGGCGATCAGATTACGTTGGGGTTCGACGGTTCACGTGGTCGAGACCATACAGCGTTGTGCGCGTGCCGTGTTGAGGATGGGGCTATTTTCCTACTCAACACATGGAACCCCGAATCCTACCCTGGAAACAAGATTCCTACCGACGCCGTGGATCGTGCAGTGCGTCACGCATTCGCTACGTTCGATGTAGTCTCATTCCGCGCGGACGTGAAGGAATTCGAGTCCTACATCGACCAGTGGAGCGCCGATTACAGGCGTCAACTTGTCGTGAAGGCTTCGCCTGGTAACTTGATTGCGTACGATATGCGTTCCAAGGGTAAGCGCGAATTCCTCATCGAGTGTGAGCGTTTCCGTGATGCTGTGATTGAGGGTTCGTTGAAGCACGATGGGAACTCCATTTTGCGTCAGCACATTCTCAATGCACGTCAGCGTCCAAGCGATACTTATGACTTGATCGGTATCGGTAAGGAAACGAAGGACTCTGATCGCAAGATTGACGCTGCGGTGACGGCTGTATTGGCCTTCGGTGCGCGACAGGAATACTTGAAGACCAAGTACAACCGTAAGAAGACTTTGGAGATCCTATAATGGCCACCTCTTACAGGGACATTATTGAAGAGGCACGCGAAAGCCTTGGCCGTGATCGCAACGCGCTAGTTGAGGACTCTGCGTACTACGAAGCTGAGATGCTTCTTGAACGCAAGGGTCACGCCATCCCGCCCGAGTTCCGTGACATGAAGGCCGCTATCGGTTGGTCACGCTTGTACTTGGATTCGTTGGTTGAGCGTATTTCGATCACGGGATTTCGCAACCCTGCAACAACTGAACCCGACACGCAGTTGATGGAATGGTGGAAGGCGAACGATCTTGATCAGGAGGCCCCCATCTCCTATCTTGAAACGTTCATCCACGGACGTTCATACATCAGCGTGTCGTCCCCCACTGACGAAGATATTCTGCTAGGTCATCCTGCTGACGCACCGATGATCCGTGTTGAATCCCCTCAGTACATGTGGGTTGACATTGATAGGCGCACGAAGCGCGTGAATTGGGCTGTGCGTTTCTACTACAGCCCGAATGAGATGATGAGCACGACACCTCCTGCTGATCAGCCTCAGTCGTACACCGTATACCTTCCAGACCGCACGGCTTACTTGGAAGATACTCGCGGTGGAGGATATCGTGTGCTTGAGGAGGATGTGCACAATCTCGGCATCGTGCCTATCATCCCATCACTGAACCGTGAGCGCGTGTCAGATCGTTTCGGGCGTTCTGAGATCATTCCCGAATTGCGCTCGGCTCAGGACATTGCGACACGTGTTGTGTTGAACATGCAGACTGCCGCCGACCTTATGGCTGTCCCTCAGCGCCTTTTGTTTGGTGTTGAGAAGGATGCCATCATTCAGAATCAGGGCGCTGAAGCACAGTACCGCGCTTACATGGCCGGTATTTTGGCGTTCGGTGATGAGAATGCTAAGGCGATGCAGTTCACTGCCGCCGAACTTTCCAACTACACTGGTGTGTTGCAGGAGTTGGCGAAGATTGTGGCGTCGTACACAGGTCTCCCACCTCAGTACCTTTCATTCTCGTCTCAGGTGCCTGCGTCGGCTGAAGCTATTCGTAGCGCCGAGTCACGCCTGGTCAAGAAGGCTGAGTTGAAGGGTTCGTTGTTGGGTAATGTGTGGGAGCGTGTCATGCGTCTTGGAGCCTTGGTGATGACGGGTAGTGTGTCTGAGGAGCTTCGTGGTATTGAAGCGATCCTTGCAGACCCTGCTACACCTACGTACGCTGCGAAGGCTGACGCTGCCATGAAGCTAACCGCTGGCAAGCCGATCATCCCGATTGAGCAGGCGCGTATCGACATGGGCTACACGCCTGAGGAGCGCGAGGCTATGCGTCTGATGGATGCTGAGGAACGTGTTGAGTTCATCGATGCCTTGACAGGAACGGCTCCATCGCCTACATTCCCTATGACAACAACATCAGCTACGAAGGCCGTCGATCCAGCCGCACAGGCTGAAGCTGCGGCACGTGCTACACAGCAGAGGAGTGCAGATGACGGAGATGCTTGATCCCTACGAACTGACAGCGCCTGATCAGGTGGAAGTGCCGCCTAGGATTCCTGAAGGTGGACTTTCCGAGCTTCCTGTGTTAGACTTGGGAGAGTTCGAACTAGGTGCCGCCTGTAACCTCGGTGACACAGATTGCGAAGCTTGTCAGTGACACTTGACATGAAGCAGTCAGACATGTAGAATAAGAGTGCGGTGCTGGTGTACTGGCAGCACAAGGGCTTCCAAACCCCTTGGAGAGGGTTCGATTCCTTCGCGCCGTGCTCATTGGGCTCTTACGTATTCGGCCCCACATTAGACAAAATGCTCGAATACGTTGGTGGTCCCATCGTCCAACGGTGAGGATTCCAGGTTCTCAACCTGGAGATCAGGGTTCGATTCCCTGTGGGACTACTTGACCAGGTTTGCGGTGACTAGGGCGAAATTTGGAACCGTGTGGTCTTTGGTCGCATAGTTTATCGGTCAGAACGCCAGGTTTTCACCCTGGTAGGCGGGGTTCAATTCCCCGTGCGACTACTTTAAAGGATAGGGTTTGTGGTACACTTTAGAGGAACCACATGGTCTTGCCCTCATCGTATAACGGTGAGTACACATGATTGTCGATCATGTAGTCGGGGTTCGATTCCCCGTGGGGGCGCTCGTGCACAGGTCCTCTGTGTTCGTATCCGGGTTCGCTACCTTGGACGTCTAGAGCGGGACGTTAACATGCTCTCCTTGGGCTATGGTGTAAACGGCGAACATCCCTGACTGTTAATCAGGGGTTCTAGGTTCGAATCCTGGTGGCTCAGCGCTTTGCACAACCAAACATAGAAAGTGAACTATGCCTGCTTTCATCGCACGCCCATCGTACATTGATGCTGTCAAGTGGACAGGTGACAACTTCCAGAGCATTCTAGATTTGTTCCCTGACATTTCCGACCATTTCGGCATCAACGAAGATGGCGACCTGAACTACACAGGCACAGTGATCGCTATGGATTACTACGTGATTCGTAACGGGCTCTCTGTATCTTGGATGGGCGAAGAGGACTTCTTGCACATCTATCAGCCTGTGGTTGACAAGAACCAGAAGTTCATGCTACAATAAGCCAACGATGCGCGCTGGTGTAAGGGTAACACACAGGTCTCATAAGCCTGAAGCTACGGGTTCGAATCCCGTGTGCGCTACAATTTCAAACGCCGACGTAGTGTAACGGTGAACACACTGGACTGTGACTCCGGAGATTTGGGTTCGATTCCCAGCGTCGCGACCACCTGTACGACCAAGCTGGTTGACTGGACCTCTCTGATGAAGAGGAAGCGCTAGGTTCGATTCCTAGGTACAGGACATTGAGGGTATTGTTCCCTCATATTCACTCTGTTAGCTCAACGGGAGAGCATCTGGTTTACACCCAGAGGACGGGGGTTCGATTCCCTCACGGAGTACTTTTAAGGCAGCCTCACGGTGTAGGTCCTTAAATTATGGGCTGATAGCTTAACGGGAGAGCGACACGCTTGCAACGTGTTAGGTGAGGGTTCGAATCCCTCTTGGTCCACGCCTAGGTGCTGCGTGACGACGTAGTTCATCCGGTTCAGGGATTCTGAGCGCGGGGTGTTTATCTGTCTGTAGCTCAGTCAGGCCAGAGTGCCGCATTTGGGATGCGGACGCCGCAGGTTCGAATCCTGCCAGACAGACTTTTGAGGAAGTAAAATGAATCTAGAACAGTATGCACGAGCGAAGCAGTCGATCCTACGTAGGATGATTGCTGCGCTCATTTTTCCGTTCAGGCAGTTCCTCACACCATTCATGACGCGTCGTTCGTGGACGCAGCTCATGTCAGTAACGTACGTCATCGTCAAGCGCTATCGTGATGAAGCTACCGAACTAGCTCGTCAATTTTACGATGATAATCGCGCCGAGCAACTTCCTGAGGCGCCGCGCCATGACATTTTCAAGGACGATCATTTTCCGCGTCAGTGGATGCAGGAAACCCTTGAACCTACGTTTCGTGAGTTTGAACGCACCAACAACGTGGACACCGCGATTGAAGATCTTTCACAGCGTGTCATCAAGGTCGTTGAGGATGGGGCGCGTCGTACCATCATTCAGGGTGTAGCATCTGACACCTCCCAGAAGATTCGTGGTTGGGCTCGATTCGATCCGCGCCCACCAACATGTGCCTTCTGCACCATGCTGATCTCTCGTGGTCCAGTATATCACTCTCGTGAAACCGCTGGGATCACAGAAGTGTCACAGGAGAAGTTGGAACGCACGATCCTTGATGGCACGCAGGACGATATCGATGAGTTGTTGAATCGTTGGCACCCCGGCTGCACTTGCATTGCCGTTCCCGTCTACAAGCTTGAAGGCTACCAGACGGAGGCGCAGGAAGACGCCGCATGGGATATTTACGATCGTGGCAGGAAGAATGCCGAAAAGATCGCGCGTCGAGACAACGTAAAGTTGACCACGCGATTGATCCTGAACGAAATGCGCAAGCTTATTTACAAGCCGCAAACGGAACAGGATGAGACCACCCTACCACGTAATGTAGCGTAGGTGTGATAAGCGAGTCTGGTACTTGCGATTACCCAGGAGGTAGAAGAATGTCCCAGGAAGCTACAGGCGCCCCTAACAACACGCCTGAAGGTTCAGGAAGTGAAACCGAAAACGCCACGCCTACAGAGGCGAAGAGTGTAGCGGACCTTCCACAGTGGGCACAGGACCAACTGTCTCGTGCTCGAAATGATGCCGCTTCATACCGCACTAAGTTGCGTGATACTGAAGCGCAGCTTGGCACTTTGCAGAGCGATCTCGAACAGACCAAGAAGACCGCTGAGGCGTTTCAGGTTGAGCGAGACGACGCCAAGCTGTTCGGTCTTAAGTTGGATGCCGCGCTTGAAGCGCAGGTGCCTGGCGACGCGTTGAAGGTGTTTGCAGATCGCCTTCGTGGTAGCACGCCGGAAGAACTTAAGGCGGATGCCGAGACGTTGAAGAAGAGTGGATTTGGTGCAGCGACTACAGGTCGCGTCACAGATCGCTCGGCTGGACTCGGAAATGATAAGCCTTCTACCCCTGAAAACCAGTTTGCTGACTTCATTGGCAACAAGCTCGGTTGGGGTAAGTGAGTAAGTAAAGGAATCGTAAATGGCTTTCCAGAATGAGGTTTCGCCGAATCGCGAAGACCGCCACCAGGGACGCCTTGCGTATCTTACTGACGACCTTCTACCTAAGGAAACCACTGGTTTGCTTTGGGAGCAGGCGCAGGAAGCTTCGCTTGTGCTTCGTCTCGGGCGTCAGGTCCCCGTGGGTTACGGTGAGACTGTAATCCCTATGTCGAGTGTGGAGCCTGAGGTTGGTCAGGTTGGTGTGGGAACACGCCCTCAGGACCGTGAAGGTTACCGCAAGCCCGTGAGCGGTATCGCGTGGGAAGCACAGAGCTTCGCGCCGATCAAGATGGCCACTATCGTCACTGCGTCGGAGGAATTCGCACGTGCTAACGTGAACGGTATGTGGACCAACGTAACGGCTCAGTTGGCTCGTGCTATCGGTCGTGGTATTGACCTTGCCGTATTCCACGGTAAGCGTCCGGACAACGGTGACCTGTTGCTTGGTATTGCCAACAACGGATGGGTGAACCAGGCTCCGAACCCTATCGACTACCCAACTACTCCTGCGTCGCTTGACGTTGACCTTACCACTGCGTGGGCAACGCTTGTGAACCGTGGCTACAACCCTAACGCTTTCGCGATCGATCAGCGTTTCGTTCCACCTGTGCTAACCGCGCGTGACTCGAACGGTAACCTGATCTTCCAGGGTTCATTGAACCTTTCTACGCAGTCTCTTGGAACTCTTGCCGGTCTTCCGGTTGAGCAGGGACGCGCCGTTTCCGGTACGCTTGGTATGGGAACTGACTCCGGAACCCGTGCGGTTCTTGGTGACTGGTCTCGCCTTGTTTACGGTTACGCGGACCAGGTTCGTGTCAAGGTAACTGACACTGGTGTAATCACATCTGCGGATGGTACTCAGGTCAACCTATGGCAGACGAACCAGGTTGCTGTGCTTATCGAGACTACGTTCGGTTGGTTGGTTGACCCCAACGCCTTCGTGCGTCTGACTGATAACGCAAGCATCGTTCCTGGTACTACTACACCTGCGGGTGAGAGTGCTGAGGACGCCGTGCCTACAGAATTCCCTGGTACGGCTAGCTGATCTCCTAGTTAAAGGGAGGGTCGTGCTCTCTCATGGGCGCACGCCCTCCCTTTTTCGTGTCCTTGGAAGGTAACTGTGAAAGTTCTGTTCTACTGCCACTTCTGGCCGCCATATCACTTCGCTGGGAGTGAGATTATGGGGCAGAACATTTTGCGTCATCTTCGTGAAGCGGGACATGAAACTCTCGTCATCGCTACGCACGAATTCGAAGCCCCTGAAGAGTGGGAGTTTGAAGGAACGCGTGTCATTCGCCCACGCTTGGGTAAGACGGGGTTCGGCTTGGCAGAAGAGTACAAGCCTGATTTGATCATCACACATCATGAAGAAACTGTACCCGCTGTAAATTACGCACAGTACTTCAATGTCCCTGTTGTGCAGGTTGTTCACAATGACATGTGGACCTACGATCGCTATTTGGCGCTTGGCGCTGATTTCGTAATCTTCAACACCTTCCATCTTCAGGAGCATTACGCGCACTTTGGTTACAGGTCGTGTGTCCTTCACCCGCCTGTGTATGCGCAGGATCACGCCACAACTCCTGGTGACATGGTCACGTTGGTGAATTTGAATGCCAACAAGGGCAGTGGTCTATTTTATGCGTTGGCTCAGCAGATGCCTGATGTGAAATTCCTCGCGGTAGAGGGAGGGCACGGAGCACAGGTGTTTGAAGTCCACGAGAATGTAGTATTCCAACGACAGACCACCAATATGCGCGATGATGTGTGGAGCAGGACACGCATCCTCCTAATGCCTAGTGTGTACGAATCCTACGGCATGGTTGGGGTTGAGGCGCTGGCCTCTGGGATTCCCGTCATCGCGCACCCAACGTTCGGTCTCATCGAATCACTCGGCGAAGCAGGAGTGTTTGTCGACAGGGATGATGTGAATGCGTGGGAAGTGCAAATTCGTCATCTGTTGAACGATGAGGAATGGCGCGGTGCGTCTAAGGTATGCAAGCAGCGTAGCGTGGAACTCGACCCGACACGTGAGCTTGAGAACGTAACACACGAACTTGAAAGGTTGGTCGCGGAATGGCATACGCTACCACGCAGGACGTTGAAGCGCGCCTCGGCCGTGATCTAACCCCTGATGAAGAGGCTCAGGTGCTTGAGCTTCTTGAAGACGTCGAAACACTAATTCGTCTCCGTATCCCTGATCTTGACGAACGTGTCGCTGATGGGCGAATCCCTGAGCGTGTCGTTGTCATGGTTGAAGTGAACGCTGTCATTCGAGTTATTCGAAACCCTGACGCGTACGTATCGGAGACTGACGGAAACTACAGTTACACGCGTTCACAGGATGGCGCGTCTGGCTACCTTGACATTCTCCCTATCGAGTGGGAATGGCTGTTGGGTGGCGGTGGGATGTTCCAGATTGTCCCGATTTCGCCGTACGGCTTGAGGGTTGAAGGTGCAGCACGTCAGCCTGACGCCCATTATTGGTGCCCTCCGTCATGGGGATTCACAGTAAGGGTGCCGTAATGTCTCTACTTGATATCGGACGTGAAACCGTCACTGTCTACCATCAGGAAACATTCACCTCACCAGACGGCAACCCGATGTACCGCGCGTCAACGACGGATGTAGAAGTAATTACGAATTGCGCCGTGCAGTTGTCAGCGCAGAGCGGTACGTCAGCGCGTCGTGTAGAGCAGGACGAAGAGGGTTACGACACCGAACAGGTGTATCGTTTCCGCCCGCCACGCTGGTATACACGCAAGATCGGGTTTCAGGCGCAGGTTGAATGGAGGGGCCAGAGGTGGAGCATCATTGGTCACCCCAAGGAATTCAACGGTAGCGACAACACTTACCACACTGACTACACGCTAAGGAGGACCTGATGACTGTCTATCTCATTCGCCAGAGGCAGATGAACAAGACAATTTCTCGTCTTCCAGGCGTCAAGGCAAGTGTGCGCTCAGTGGCTGACGAAATCGGTGTCATTGCAAATGCCCGACTGCTTCCGCATCGTAAGACTGGTGCGTCTCACATTGAAGTGAAGAGTGGGCGTGTCGACTCTTGGGTGTCTTTGGTTGACGAAGCTGCGCTTAGTATCGAGTTTGGTCACTACTTGGGCCGCGAAGAACTTGGTACATCACGTCAGTTCGTTCAGGGCTTGCACTTGTTCATCGATTGGTATCATGAGGGGATCTTGTAATGCCTATGCAGGAGATGCCCCGCGTTCAGCAGATCGTGATTCCGTTGCTACGTGACGCGTTCCCAGACGTACAGGTTGTGTCTTGGGTGCCTGCGATCGCAGACCGCCAATACCCCATTCTGAACGTTCGCCGTGCTGGTGGATATCCGGTAGATCCAAAGCTTCTTGATCGCGGGACGGTCGAGTTGACTGCATACGGGAACGTATGTGTTGAAGATACAGAAGACCTTCTCAAGAAGGCACAGATTGCCCTTTGGGACGCTGTTGAGAACCAAACCGTTGTACCTGGCGTTGGTTATCTGCACTCGTATAGGCAGACCTTTGGCATGACTCAGTTCGATTCCCCATATGACAACACGTGGCGAATCCAAAGCCTGATTCAGTTCGGCTTTCGACCATTGCCTGTAGTATAAGGAGTATTACCAATGGCTCACATTGACGAAGCGGTACTCACACCGGGTACTGGTTTCATCTTCGTGGCTGCGCCCGGAACCGCGCGTCCGTCTGAGGCTCTGATTGAGTCTTACACCGCGATGGCTGACGATCATTTCCCTGGTTGGATTTCGATCGGTCACACGTCACGTGACGACCTGCCGCAGTTCGGTTTCGATGGTGGAGACAGCGAAGTTCAGGGTACGTGGAGCAACGCAACGTTCCGTGAGGTTGTTACTGAGGCGCCTAGCGACTTCGTGACCTTCAACGCGTTGCAGTTCGATGAGAACGTACTTGGTCTGTACTACGGTGTCACTGACTCGCTTGCTGGTGACGGCATTCTTGAGGTTACTGACGCCCCGACAACTACCACTAACCGCGCTCTGCTTGTCGTGATCATCGACGGGCCGCGCCGCGTAGCTTTCCACGCTGCATCTACATCGATTCGTCGTGAGGATGCAGTAGAGCTGGCAACCGACTCGTTCGCTGCCTTCCCGCTACGTGCGACGTTCTTGAAGCTCCCAGGAACACCGATCTACTCTTGGGTAGGCGTGTCGGGAGCAGTATCAAGCTGATCCAATAGCATTATGTAGTATGCCAATGTAAGCCCTCACGGGTTTGCATTGGCATTCTTCATTTTAGGAGGGAATTCTCATGAGTGTGTTCTCACTCGACACGTACAAGAAGCAGGCGGATAAGGAATACAAGACGTTCCAGATCCGTGTTTCAGGCGACACTATCGTCACGCTGAACAACCCGATCCGTATCCCAGCCGACAAGCGTGATCGCCTATTCGAGATCATCCCGCAGTTGAGCAGCGATGAGAAGGTAGGCGCCGAAGATTTGAAGCGTCTGGCCCCGCTCTTGATTGAGGTTCTTGAGTTGGTGGGTGATGAGAACGTGAACACGTTGATTGCAGACGTCCGTGACGACCTGCCTCTGACGTTCAAGATCTTCCAGGCTTACTTCGAGGAGATCGGCTTGGGGGAAGCATCACGCTCGGAAAGCTAATCCACGATCATCCTGAGGAGATGCTTGCGGACTTCCGAGAATACTACAATCTAAACCTTGCGGATGTTCTTCGCTTTGATGGCAGTCTTCCTGTTTGGGAGGCTGCCACTCTTGCGAAACAACTCCCACCATCCTCACGTACTGCCGCTGCAATGCAGGGTGGCATGGAATATTGGGGCTGGACTATCGACCGTTATCTATTGACGGCTTTGCTTGACGCTTTGAACGCTAACACGTTTGCTTTTGTGGCTGCGAATAGCAAGAAGAAGCCTAAGCCCCCGAAGCTTACACCACGTCCAGGCGATGAGGAACGTAAGCAGCAGGCGAAGTTGAACAACCCGTTCGCTCTCACTGTGCAACGTACACTTCAGAACTTGGATAAGAAGTAAGGAGACAATATGGCTGGCCCTGGTGGCACTGAAGTAGGGCGCGTCTCCGTAAAGGTCGTGCCTGACACCGACGATTTCCGCCGTGAACTTCGTCGTGAGTTGAAGGACGTCGAGAAGACTGAGAAGGTTGAGATCCCTGTTGAGGTCGATACTGCTCAGGCGATGGCTGAGATTGAGAAGATCAAGGCTGAGCTTGCCTCGATTCGCGACCAAACCGTTCGTATTCGTATTGATCAGCAGCAGGCGATCTCCAACCTGACTAAGGACTTGAACAAGTCCATCACAGCCGCCACAGGTCTTGGGGATCGTCTGCGCGGCATCTTCGGGCGCCGTGAGCGTAACGATATGAACCTCTTTCAGAAGGTCGCTGAGACAGGTCTGACGGGGTTTGCCAAGGTTGCCGATATCGCTATTAATTCGGCGACGCGCCTTGGTGAGTCGTTGAGTGACACGTTGTCGAAGGGTCTTTCTAGCTTCGGTTCGGGATTGGCAAGTATCATCACTACGATGCTTGCGTGGGTTCCGTTGCTATCTGTCATCGGTGGACTCATCATGTTCATCGGTGGTGCGCTTGCCGCTGCATTCGTAGGTCTCCCTGTCGTTATCACTGCCGTTGCGGCACCTATCGCAGCTATCGCTCTAGGTCTTGACGGAATCAAGAAGGCCGCTAAGCAGCTTGAGCCAGCGTTCGATCGCATCAAGGCACGTCTGAGCGACACATTCGAGAAGACTCTGACACCTGTCTTCAAGAATTTGAACAAGCTGATGCCCGCGCTAAGCGAAGGGTTGAATGGTGTTGCTCTAAGCGTCAGCAAGATCGTTAAGGGCTTTGCCGACTTCGCTTCATCTGAGCGTGGCATTCAGTTGATCCGTGAGGCACTTGAAGGTGTTTCACGTTTCCTTGATGCCATTCAGCCGGGGTTGCAGAGCGTGTTCGAGATGTTCTTGGACATTGCGGGCACTGTGCGCTTCTTTGATCAGTTGGGGCAGACAGTAGATCTGTTGGCGAAGCGTTTCTCTCGCTTCCTAGCAGATATGAAGAACTCAGGCGACCTGGACAAGGGCTTGAAGAACCTTGGGGACACTCTGTATTCCCTATCAGGGTTCTTCTACGACTTGCTTCAGGCTGCCACACGATTCTTCAACGGTGCAGCACCGGGAATGAACAAGTTCTTTGACGCCATGGGTCGTTTCTTCCTACGCATCGATTGGGAGAGGCTAGGACAGGCGTTCGGTAGTGTGTTCGAGAAGTTGGGCGAGTTTGTAAACAACTTGGACCCATCAACTATCGAAGCCTTCACCGACATTTTCACTGGAATTGCTGACGCCATTGTCGATCTTGTCGATGGTGGCAGCATGGAGGCGTTGGCTACCGGGTTCGGTATCATCCTTGATGCCATTATCGGTATCATTCGCGTCCTTGACTTCCTACTTGAGCTATTCCACAGCATCATCTCGTTCGATTGGGGTGCTGCACTCGACGGAATTGGTGGGTTCTTCAGGGGCATCGGTGAGGGAGCCTTCCAGGCGTTCAAGACGTTCGAAGAATTTGTACGTAGCATCCCTGAGCGCGCTAAGTCATTGCTAAGTGGCGCTGGCACAGCTTTGAGGGAACGTGGCGCTGCCTTCATTCAGGGTCTGCGTGAAGGTGTCGTGCAGCGATGGAATGCTGTGATGGAATTCTTCGGTAGCATCCCTGGACGTATTCGTGGCGCTCTCGCCGCCGCCGGATCTTGGTTGCTTGACGCTGGACGTCGAGTGATTGAGGGCTTGCGTAATGGTGTGGTGGGTGCGTGGAATAGCGTCATGTCGTTCCTTGGAAGCATCCCAGGTATGATTATGGGATTTTTCGGTGGCGCTGGGTCGTGGCTTGTGTCAGCGGGTCGTCGTATCATCGACGGTCTGTTGGCGGGTATTCGATCAGCTATCGGCGGGATTAAGTCGTTGTTGAACAGTGTGACGAATTTGATTCCGGATTGGAAGGGTCCTGCTGACGTCGACTCTAAGCTTCTTGTAAAGAACGGCCAGTTGATCATGCAGGGTCTTAACGATGGATTGTCATCAGGTTTTCAGGGCACACAAAAGTTGTTGAACGGAATGACTAACGATTTGTCAAGCGCGTTCAGTGACCCTGCCTTGATCAACACGACAACTCAGTTGGGCGCTGATGTTACTGGCAGCGCTACGTCACAGTTGACAGTTTCGGGAAACGTTGATGGTATGGAGTCTGCGGTTATCGCAGCGCTCTCTGGATGGACTTGGGAACTGAGCGAAACAGGAATGGCACGCTTGGTTAACAAGGGTAATCAGAAGTTGGGTAGGCGTAACTAATGGCTTTTCTACCTAAGACATGGTATTTCGGATGGTTGGGGGAGATGCGTTCTCTCCTAACCCCGAACGTCAATTTGACGAACGTCGAGGAGCGTTATGGTGGCGTGCATCAGTCGTTGAACGGCGCACGCACTGTTGACGTTACTGGGTTGCGTCGCACATACGAGATGGATTGGGACTATTTGACCGACGATGAAGTAGCATGGCTCTATGCTTTCTATCGTCGTATGATCACGCAGCCTTCCTACCTGATTGATCCAACCAAGAAGAACCTCATCAGTGAGCAGGCATCTGTAGCGAACACTCACGGGATGAATGATCTTGGGGTAAGCTACAACTCGACAGTCGTGCGCGAATTCCGCAACGACTACCCGACAGGTCTATCAATCATCGGTGATCGTGTTCCGTTGATCGTGAGCACAGGTGTCACTGGTGGGTGGGTTCGTCTCGATGGCGATGACAACTGGATTCCCGTAACCGTGGGCGAACCAATCACGTTCTCCATCTACATGCGCTGTGATAGTGGGACAGTGAACTTGTCGATGGTCGCGGATTGGGCTGACAAGTATGGTGTGGAGCTTCCAGGGACGTTCATCGCCAAGACTGTGACCACAAGTTGGCAGCGATTTAGTATTACTGTGACACCTACTGGTTCGCAGGCAGGACTTCGCCCGGCAATCGTGTTCCCTACGGGCACAATCAACCTACGTTTGGCTGCCCCTCAGGTCGAGTATGGCAGTGTCGCCACTACATGGGAAATGGGAGGCGGCAGGGCTAAGGTCATGATTGATCAGATTGATAGCGAATCACCACGATTCCCATTGAACAACATTTCAGCGACTTTCTTGGAGGCATAACATGCAGACGCACGGTGGAGCAGACGCAGAGAAGGCTATTTTGGCCCCTGAGCGTCGCTTTAGTGCGCGCGTGAAGGTCGACTGGGACAACACAGGCTTGTTCAACCACGCGTTGAGCGACCTCTCTAAGTTCGCAGATAACATCAGGACAGACCGCGCGCTTAAGGGCTCTATTCCTGAAGAGATCATGCTCATTGAGGGCTCATCTGCCGCTGAACTGTCATTTGAAATGGGCGGGCAGTACAACGGGATGCAGTTCCCTGCGATTTTCTCGCCCTACAACGGTCTTTCCCCGCTGTACAACCGTGATCAGGTTGGCGCCGAGATCACTTACGACATTGGCGTTGAGACAGCGCTAGGTGTTGTGTGGTATCGACAGTTTGTGGGTAACATTTCACAGATCGAACCTGATCGTGCCAGGAACACGGTGAAGATCACAGCCTTGGACCGTGTTGAGAAGCTTCGCCGCCCTGTTATTTTGGCTCCGTGGGCTATCTCAGACTATTGGATGAACCGTGGAAGGCGCTTGGCGCAGCTTAGCGACTCTCAGGTCATCATTCAGAACTGTCTTCAGCTCTGTGACGTATCGGCAACGAAGTTCCGTCCTCCTGTAGCCGAGGAATTGAAGCTTGTCGCCGGTGAGACAACTGAATTCATTTCATGTTTCATCCCTGGCGCTGGTGGGATCAACCCGACAACAGGCTGGATTGACAACTCTCAGGCGTTCACATTCCCAAACACTGAGGGCGGTGTCGCACAGTACGCAACGAACACTCAGGTGCACCCTAACTCACCTGAGCCTTCAAAGCGCCCATTTGGTTTCGCTGCCATGAACACCAACGGCGATGGTGACTTTAAGAAGTATTGGGTTACAGATCGTGACAAGATTCGCATCGCTGGCACTCATTTCATGTCGATGGTGCTTAACTTGGCAGGCAGTTCGTGGCACGTCACTGCACCACTGACAACGCTATACGAATTCCGTTGCGGGCAGAACCGCGTACTTCGTATTCACATCCAGAACAACCAGGTGTGGACGTCTATTACGAACGAAAACAACGCATTCGTTGGCGACTCTCCTAAGTTCACCTTGCCTGCACAGGATCACGTTGAGGTGTTTGTGCAGTGGGACACCACAACACAGACAGGTACACGTGTCTTCATGCGCGTGGCAAATGCCGACACTGGTGGATGGGTTACTATCGCTA